TCTATGTCTATCACTAAAGATACCCAAGAAACAACTGTTCAAGGTGACACTTTCAAATCCTTTGTTGGTGGACAAATTGAAGGTGAAGGCACTGCTGAATTGGTTTATGACAATGCCGCATCTGGTGAGACTGCAACATTTATGGACGGCATCTTGACCACTGGTGACACAGCTACAGCAGCTTTTGAACTTTTTCCTGACAGTGCATCTGGAACTAAAAAGATCAGCTTTAATGGCCTTATAACAGGCTTTGAACAAAGTTCATCAATGGGTGATGTAAATACAATCAGTATCACATTCAAGCCATCTGGCACAATTACATCAGCAATCTAAAAGTAAAATTCTTCGCATTTATTTATGGCAACACAAAGATCCGCAGACATACTGCTTGGGGCGTTTCAAGATGAAATGGTCACAAGGAGAAAATTTGACGTAAAAAACTCTAAAAATGAAGTCATTATGAGTTTATACTTCAAACCGATTACAAGATATGCAAGAGTCAAAGCAACTCAATTAGCTGGCCCTGATGCTGACGCTTTAGTTGTATCAACTCAACTTCTTTGTCAGATGGCAGAAAAAGAAGATGGAACACTTGCTTTTGATATGTCAGATGCTCCTATATTGCAAAGACAGCTTCCAGAAAAAGTTTTAAATGATCTTGAGCTTTTTCTAAACAACATCACACTTGATATTGATACAGCAAAAAAAGAATAGTTGGGGATAGCTGGTTAAGATTTGAGTTTTTCCTAGCAACAGAACTCGGTAAGACAGTGCAAGAACTCAGAATGAATATGACTGAGGCAGAGCTTATTTATTGGGCTGGATATTATGAGGTTAAAACAGACGAAGAAAAAAAAGCGTTGCAACGACAAAAACGCAATTCAAGGTAATATAGAGTAAAGGTTTTTTTTATTTGTGGCAGAGGCAGTCGTTAGATTAAGAGTTGATGCCAGCGGTGCGACTAGGGCTTTAAATGGTGTACAGAATCAAACTAATAAACTACAGAACTCATTTAATGGTTTAAGAAGTGCGATTCTTGCATCAGGCGTTGTTTTAGTTGGAAGGCAAGCGGTAAAAACATCAGCAAACTTTGAAAAATTAAATGTAAGATTAGGACTGCTTACAAAAAGCAGTGCAGATTTTGCAAAGTCACAACAGATTGCGGCAGATGCACAGAAAGCTTTTGGATTAAGTGCTGTTGAGGCTTTGGAAGGTGTAACAGATATAACAGCAAGACTGGCTCCACTTGGAACATCAGTTGAAGATATAAGAACTGTATTCTTTGGATTTAATACAGCAGCCAAGTTAGCTGGTGCATCAGCGATAGAATCATCAAACGCATTTAGACAACTAGCACAGGCTCTCGGCTCAGGAAGGCTGGCTGGTGATGAATTTAGAAGTGTTTCAGAACAAGTGCCAACTGTTCTTGCTCCTATAGCTGAAGAACTTGGCGTTACTATTGGTGAGCTTAAAAAATTAGCTGCTGATGGAAAATTAACTAGTGATGTTGTTCTCAGAGCTTTGGGAAGGATAGGAAACGAGGGAAGTGGATTTTTAAAAGAGTTGTTAAAAAATGATCCTACACAAGTATTCAAAAACTTTAGTAATGCAACAGAAGATCTTTCAAGAGCTTTTGGTGATGAGCTAAGACCCGCTGTTGAAGCTGTGACCAAACTTCTTACTGATTTTATTGTTCAAGTAACTGAGTTTGTAAAATCTGATGCTGGACAGGCGGCAATAATGATTACAAAAATTGCTGTAGCTGCAAAACTTTTGGCAGTAGGTATTCCAATAGTGACAGGTGCATTGTCGGCATTGTTAGTCAAAATAAATATGGTAGGTGTTCAAAGTCTTATTGCCTCTGGTGGTTTTACAGGTATGCAAGCGGCCTCACTATTAGCCGCTGGTGGTATAGGAAAAGTAACTCTTGCACTTGGAGCATTGAAAATTGCGATTGCAACAACTGGTATCGGTTTGCTTGTTGTAGGTCTTGGAGCTTTGGCAACAAAATTGATTGGAGCAACAAAAGAACAAAAGAAATTTAATAAAGCTCTTGAAGATGGAAACGAAATAGCACTTAGGGCTGAAATGGCCAAAGTTGACAAACGAAGATTTGATATTCTTAGAAGGCTTGCAAGAGCAGAGGAAAATAACAACAAGAGAGCAATTAATTCACTTACAAAACAATTAAATTTAGAGCATGAAAATTATAAAGTCCTTAGAGATAGATTGAATGAAGAGATTAAAAAAACTAACGAAATAGATAGACAAAATGAAAAACTTGAGGAACAGGGCAAAATTCAAGATGAGAATAAAAAGAAAGCAGAGGAACTTAAAGAAAAATTTACCGCCATAGGTGAAGAGATTGAAAGCAGTATCAAAAACAACCTTAGAGAATCTATTACTGGTGCGCAGTCATTTGGACAAGCAATGACAAATGTATTGAACAAAATTAGGGATAAGATTATTGACTCACAAATTGACAGAATGTTAGGTGGATTTGGAGAAAACTTTGGTAAAGGAGCATCTAAGCAAGGAGGTAAAGGACTTGGAGGATTCTTAGGTGGTCTTTTAGGAGGTCTATTTGCTGATGGTGGTAGGCCACCAGTAGGCAAAGCATCTATCGTTGGAGAACGTGGGCCAGAATTATTTGTTCCTAAAGTCGCTGGTACGATTATTCCAAACAACAAACTCGGTGGAGGTGACAATACTACAAATATTGTTAACGTATCAGTAGATGCCTCTGGTTCCTCAGTTGCTGGCAATAGTGCAGACGCACAACAACTAGGGGCTGTTATTGGGGCTGCTGTACAGGCTCAACTAATTAAAGAAAAACGCAGTGGAGGTTTATTAGCAAGATAATGGCATCTTTTCCAAACTTTACACCAATCTACGGATCTACAAAAACGATCAATACAAAAGCTGTAGTTGTTAACTTAGGTGATGGCTACCAGCACCGCACACTTTTTGGCTTGCCGCAAAATCAAAGTCCAATGACTTTAGATTTGACATTCAGTGTTAGTGAAAGTGAATCAGATCAGATATTCTCGTTTTTAACTGATAGAGAGTTAGATCAAGCAGCCTTTGACTATACTCCAACAGATGAGGCAAGTTCTTTGAAATTTATTTGCACTAAAAAAACAAAATCAATTCCATATAACAACAGAGCAATAGTTAATCTAACTTTTGTACAAGTATTTGAACCATAGTGGCTATACCAACATCTGAACTACAAAATATAAATCCAAGTGCAATACTTGATTTATTTATTATTGAATTAAATGTTTTATTGCATGGTAAAAATGAAACTTTTAGATTTCACGCTGGAACTAATCAGTTAAATACAAGTATTGTTTGGCAAGGTGATACTTACGATAAATTCCCTATTCAAGCTGAGGGCTTTGAATATTCTGGGACTGGATCGCTGCCAAGACCAACACTGACAGTTTCAAATGCTTTTGGTTTTGTTACTGCCTTAATTATTGATACAAACAAAGTTACTGCAAAAAATGATTTGCAAGGTGCGAAATTTACAAGACGCAGAGTGCTTGCAAGTAGCTTAGACAATGCTAATTTTTCATCTGGTTCAAATCCTTTTGGTACTCCAAATGCAAATGAACTGCCTCAAGAAATATATTTTATTGATAGAAAAACAGTTGAAAACAGAGAATTTGTGCAGTTTGAATGTGTGTCAGTTCTTGATTTGCAAGGTGTAAGAGTTCCAAAAAGACAGATCACAAGGAAAGATTTTGACGGTGTGGGGACTTTTATAAACACATGACTTGGAAAACTGACGCTGAAAAACATGCTTTTGATGCTCTACCAAATGAGTCCTGTGGATTATTGGCGATTATTAAAGGAGAAAAAAAATACTGGCCATGCAAAAATATTGCAGAGACTTTACAAGAATATTTTATTATTGACCCTGATGACTGGGCTGATTGTGAGGATAACGGTGAAATAATTGGAATTGTGCATTCACACCCTACTGGTTCTATTTTCCCATCAGATAACGACAAAGCAAGTTGTGAATTTTTAGATCTTGAATGGTTTATTTTTAGCCCTGTGATGAAAGACTGGTATTCATTCAAGCCGTCTGGCTGGAAACCACCATCACTTATTGGAAGAAGTTTTGTATGGGCTGTTCACGATTGCTGGTCTATAATTCATGACTATTACAAAGAAGTAAAAAATATTAATTTAAAAGAATGGACAAGACCAAAAAAAATAAAAGATTTTATTGAAAGCCCCATGTTTGAAGAAGGTTTGCCAATTACAGGTTTTAAAAAACAAGAAACTATAGATGATATTCAAAAAGATGATGTTTTGCTTTTTCAATCGGTGACAGGTAATTTAGATCATGTGGCCCTTTATGTTGGTGATAATATGATATTGAATCACAATATTCATAAATTGTCTTGCAAGGAGCCGCTTGATATGGCTTACCTACAAAATCTTAGAGGAGTTTATAGGTATGAGCCTTAAAAAAATTAAAGTTTATGGAAAGCTAAGAAAGTTTTTAGGTGAGTCATCTTTTGAAGCTGATGTTGATACACCGTCACAGGCTATAAAATTTTTGCTCTGTAATTTTCCAGAAGTTGAAAGTCACATGGCAAATCAGTTTTACAAAATAAAAATGGGTAAGCAAGATATTCCACTCGATTTGATGCACTTAAAAGGTGAAGAAGATATTAAAATTATTCCTGTAGCGTCTGGATCTGTGCCAGCAGTTGCGGCGGTCTTTGGTGGAATTTCCGCTGGTGCTGCGGCTGTAGCTACTGCGGTATCAGCAATTCCAGTTGTAGGAGGTATTGCAGGGGCGGCGGTTGGTGCGGTAGGTGCTGTGGCTGGTGCGGTAGGTGCTGGAGTTACTGCGGTTGCTGCTTTGCCAGTTGTAGGAGGTATTGCAAGTTCTATTGTTACAAGTGTTGCAATAGAGGGTGTAACTTCTTTATTAACACCAACACCATCAGTGCCAACAAGCTCTGCGTCTGATGCTTTTTCACAAAATGATCCACAAATGCAAGCGAGTAATTTCGCTTTTAGTGGCATTGCAAACGTCAGCAGAAGTGGTGTTGCAGTCCCGATTATATTCGGGGAGAGGTTTGTTGGAAGTGTGATTGTGTCAAATGGTGTTGACACTGTTCAAGTAGATGGTACAGCCTAATGCCAATTCCAAGTTTTAATGAAAACCAAAGAATAACTGATCCAAAACTGCCAAAGGATCAACTAGGCAGTATCCAACGACAAACAGTCATTCATGTGCTGGGGGAAGGAGAGATCTCTGGTTTCCCCTCAGCTACAGGCAGTCATGGTTCAACAGAATATACAAACGGCAGCCTCAAGGACGTATTTCTTAATGGAACACAGGTTTTACAGCAATCGGCAAGCAATACAAATCCAGCTACAAGTGATTTTAATTTTTCTGATGTTAATTTTGAGTCAAGGTTAGGAACAGCAAATCAAACACATATTGCTGGTATTTCAGATATTGAAACAGAAACTACAGTAGGCGTTGCTGTAACCAATGGAACACCAGTTTCAAGATCAATAACTAATTCTAATATCAATGCTGTAAGGGTAACTGTTGGTTTTAACGCTCTACAAAAATTTGAGGATAATGGAGATATTTCTGGAACTTCAGTTGACATAAGAATACAGATTATTCAAAATAACGGAACTACAACCACACCGATTGACGATAGAATCACAGGAAAGTCAGCTAGTGCATACTTCAGAGATTACAGAATTAATATTCCATCTGGTTTCTCTTTTCCTATAACAGTAAGAGTCATCAGAGATACAGCAGACAGTAGTGTTACTACCTTACAAAATGGCACAGTATTTTCGTCATTTACAGAAATCATTGACAAGCAAAACGCATATCCAAACACTGCTCATGTTGCTTTAAGAGTAGATGCTGAACAGTTCCCACAGATGCCGAGAGCCATGTTTAGGGTGCGTGGAGTTAAGATAAAAATTCCTCATAATTCGACTGTAAGAGCAGATGGAAGTTTGTCTTTTAGCGGAGTATTTAATGGCACTTTAAAAACAAATAAAGAATATTGTAATTGTCCAGCTTGGGTACTTTATAATTTGCTCACAGAAAGTCGCTATGGATTTGGAGATCATATATCAGAAAGTCAACTTGATAAATTTGCTTTCTACTCTGCCTCTGTTTATAACAATGAGTTAATTTCAGACAATGAGGGAGGTACTCAGCCTCGTTTTAGCTGTAATGCAGTAATCCAAAATCAACAGGACGCTTATAAGCTTGTAGGAGAGCTTTGTAGTGTGATGAGGGTTCAAGCATACTATCAAGCTGGGTCAATAACTATTACCCAAGATAGACCGACAGATCCTAGTTATCTTTTTACTCTTGCAAATGTTTTGCCTGATGGTTTTAGCTACACAAACACTTCAAAGAGAATTAAATATACAGTAATCAATGTTCAGTTTTTTGATATGGAAACTCAAGAGTTTGATTATGAAACTGTAGAAGATACGGCATTACAAGCCAAGTTTGGTGTTGTTGTTAAAAATATTCGGGCATTTGCTACAACTTCAAGAGGAATGGCCCACAGGCTCGGCAAGTGGTTTTTGTACACACAGGCAAATGAAGGTGAAGTTATAACATTTACTACAACACTTGAGGCTGGTACTTTAGTAAGAGTCGGTGCTGTGATAAAAGTAGCAGATCCTGTAAGGTCTGGCGTGAGAAGAGGAGGTCGGATAAGTAGTGCGACAACAACACAAATAGTTGTTGATGATTCAAGTTCAGCAACAGATTTAGACGGTGCTAATAATCCAGTATTATCAGTTGTTTTACCAGACGGCACAATCGAAAGTAAAACTGTTTCTAGTATCTCAGGAGCAACCATAACTGTTTCAAGTGCTTTTAGTACAGCACCAAATTCAAACTCAGTATGGATTTTGGATAATGATACTGTTGAAACTCAGTTATTTAGAGTTGTCGGGGTCACAGAAGTAAGTGCCTTGACTTATCAAATTAGTGCTGTGTTTCATAACACTGGTAAATATGCTTTTGTTGAAGATGGCACAACTTTACCGAGTCGAACTATAACAACACTTACCGACAAAAAACCAGCACCATCAAACTTAACGGCAAGTGAAAAAATTGTTGTGGTCAACAATAGGGCCATAAGCAAAGTATTTTTAAACTGGCAAGCTGTTGCTGGTGTTCAAGAATATCGTGTTCAATACAGATTTAATAATGGAAACTTTACAACTGCAACTGTTAGCAAGACAGATTTTGAAATTTTCAATAGTGAACAAGGAACTTACGAAGTAAGAGTATTTAGTTACAACGCATTAAGACAACCATCAACTAATCCATCTATTATTTCAATCGCTACTGTTGGCAAAACTGCACTGCCAGCAAATGTTCAAAATTTAAGAATCGAACCAGTAAGTCCAAAACTTATTCGTCTAAGATGGGACGCATCAGTAGATACAGATGTGTTGCATGGAGGGTTTTGTAGGATCAGGCATTCTCCTAAGACAGATGGCTCTGGTACGTTTCAAAATGCCACTGACATTGACAAACTAGCTGGGAATAGCACACAAATTACTGTCCCCTATATTGAGGGAGAATATTTGGTTCGCTTTGAAGATGACGGCGGCAGAGTAAGCAATAGTTCGGCTTCAATAATTATTGATTTGCCTGATTCACTTGGAGCTTTGACGGCACAAACAAGGCGAGAAGAAAACGACTCACCAAAATTTCAAGGTGCAAAGACTAATGTTACTTTTGATTCATCTGTAAATTCATTAAAACTCACAGACCCAGCTACAAATGCCACAGGGGAATA